TATTATAGGGAACTAATCCTTCAACGTGACAAGAAAATTGACAAATTAATCAAGAGAAACAAATTATTTCGTATCGGTTTTATCTCGTTTGGCTCAAGCACAGCCTTGCTTTTACTGATTAATCAAATAAATTAATCAAATAAATATTATTTTTTTCTTGGTTTATATAATAATTAGTCTATATTTGCCTTATGAATTTGAAACAAGATAAAAAAATGGTATTTACACAGACAGACGGAGATAGTAATTTCAAATTAGAGCAAGTTGAAACAGTAGGCGGAAACTTTTGGTTACTTACTGGAGAGCTTGAAGGCGTTGAACATACAAGAAAAACAATGTTAAGGTTAAGTAAGGAATTAAAAACTTGGTTTGGTGTTTAATATTAAAACATTTAAAAGAATAATTAAGGGGGTGAAATTCCCCCATTTTTTTAACTAAAAAAACAAAACAAGATGTATCAAGAAAGCAAAACGGTAGAAGTAGAATTGAACTACACAGATGAGTTAATGAATAACATCATCGAAAGCACAGGTGACACAAGAGAAGATTATATTGTGCAAAATGGTAAAATTTTCTTAGAAGTTGAAATTACAGATTTCTTTGAAGATGATAGTATTTCTGACAAGTACGGAAATCATTACAGCGTACCAGAATATTCAACGTCTACTTACTGCGATATGTGTGGTAATGAGTTTAACGAATACGTTACTGAGCGAATCATTGCACTAGTGATAATGTAATAACTCTTGCTGGGTAGGCAGCTAAAAGAATTATAAAAAAATGAAATTAAGTAAGAAATGGGCAATGCCTAACGTATTGTGTATAAATAGTAACGGTTAAATAAACAAAAACTTAAAAGATATGACAGACTTAGAAAAAATGAAAAACACATTTACTGAATTAGGTGTGGAATTTACAGAGAAGACAGCAAAAAAAGAATATAGCGAAGATGTAAAAACAACCTCTTATGATGGCGAGGCTAAATGGGATGTTTGTTTAAACCTTGAAAATGGAATTGGATATTACAGTTTTGAATGTGATTTTTATTTTTTAGGTGGCAAGTACTTAACTCACGGATGTTGGGAGTAGTAGTTATTATTTATACACGTTGTTGTAAAATCGTTTTAATGTTTTATAACGGTTTGGCTATGCTGACGTTGTGAGGTACGAGCAATGCAGTATAGGTATTGTTACCTGTATTGCGGTTAATTTAAAACAGAATTATGAATAAATATAGAATATTGAACTTATATGCTTGCTTGGGCGGAAATCGTTACAAGTGGGATGAAGTTGCGGACAACTTGGAAATAGTAGCCGTTGAACTTGACCCAGAATTAGCAAAATTATACCAAGAGCGATTTCCTAATGATACAGTAATAGTTGCTGATGCACACCAATATCTTTTAGATAATTACCAGGACTTTGATTTCATTTGGACTTCTCCACCTTGCCCAACTCATAGCAGAATGAGAAAAACAAACACAGGTGAAGGCGAGCGAAAATCTAAAGCAACTTATCCTGATATGAAGTTGTACCAAGAAATACTATTATTAGAACACTTTTTTAAAGGGAAATACTGTGTTGAAAATGTAATACCTTTTTACGAACCTTTAATACTTGCAAAAAAAAGAGATAGACATTTATATTGGACTAACTTCAATTTACCAAGTGATTTAAACGGAAGAAAGGCGAGCAACTTCATACATTCAAAAGTTGGTGATTTGAGCGACTTCCACGATTACGATTTTAGGAAGTACAAAGGAAATCAAAGATTAGATAAAATCGCTCGAAACTTGGTTGATTATGAAGCTGGAAGAACGATATTAGAAACTGCATTAGGAATTATAAGACGAACCAATGTTAAACAACACGAACTTTTTTAGCGTACTGATTGGTGGCTTTTTCTTTTAATAATAATTGCAGGTAACGTGTTAGGCTATAAATAGTTGTGGATAAATAAAAACTAAAATAAATGATAACAAGAGAAGAGTATAATAAAGCACTAGACATTGTAGAAGCCTATCATAAGCAATTATTTATAGGCGATGTTAGGCGTAGTTTATCTTGGGAGGATTTACAGGCTGGACACAATATAATTTTTGATAAGGTGAATAGTAAATACCTTACAGAAGGTAAAAAATATACAGTTACAAAAGTAGATTCAGACTGGAAAAAATGGTATAACTCCTGGTTTGAAATAACGGACGATAGAGGAAAAAAGAAAGCATTAAGAAAACACCCAAAAGGTTATATAGTGCGTATGGCTTAATTACGCCTAACACCAAGCTAAGAAACGTAACGGTTTGGCTATGCGGTCGTTTTAATGCCGTATAGCCATTGTTAGGTGTAGTATGAACGGATTAAAATAACGAAAGATGAAGAAATATAATATAATTTATGCAGACCCAGCGTGGTCTTATTACAATGATAAAACTGTTTTATTGGATGAAAATAAAGCAAAAGATTTTATCAGCAGAAACCCTTACAAAGTTATGTCCACTAAAGATATACAAGAATTACCCATAAAGAATATGAGTGCTGAAAACGCTATATTGTTTATTTGGACTACTGACTATCATTTAAGTAGATGTTGTGATGTTATAAAATCTTGGGGATTTGAATACAAAACAGTTGGGTTTGCTTGGCAGAAGCTAACAAAAAAAAATGAGCCTGTTACATTTATGGGGAATTACACTATGAAAAGCGGTATTGAATTATGCTTATTAGCAACTAAGGGTAAAGGTTTTCAAAAATGGATGAAGAAAAGAAATGTTAGAGCATTAATACAATCTCAAAGAATGGAGCATAGTAGAAAGCCAAATGAAGCAAGACAAGGTATAGAAGAAATGTTTGGCGATGATGTTGGTAAAATAGAGTTATTTGCAAGACAAAATAATGTTGGCTGGGATGCTTGGGGAAACGAGGTTGAAAATAGCATTGACCTTAGTGAATATTACACCTAACACCAAGCTAAGAAACGTAAAGCGAAGCGTATGTTTCCTTAGCGACTGATAACGCACGTTTTAATGTGCGAAATTACTTTTGAATGTAAATTAACCCTCCTAAAATTGCAGCGACTAATATGCTCACTCATCTATTTGGTTTTGCGCAATATACAAATAAAAATAAATTAATTAATTTGTCAAGTAGTTGTCAAAAGTATTATATTTGCCCTTAATTTAATAACTAAAAGATGAATAAAGAATTTGAAAAGCAGGAGGAACAGCTGCAATTAATGATTGCCAAAGTGGGAATGCCGCCACGTTATCCGTATATAAATAAGATAAAGGAAAAGCATCCTGAGTTAAGCGAAGAAAGAGCAAACGAATTGCGACAAACTTGGAACGGAAGGCGATATCACAAAAATGATATTGAACTTTTAATTTGGGTATGCAAAAATTTCAAACAGTCACTAATTTAATTTAAAACAAGATGAAGAAGCAAGATTTAGCATTGATTACAAAAGAGGACGTAAATACATCTGGTCAGTTGATTTTTAATGATTTTCAGCTTAATACGATATTGAACAAAACACCTGCTCAATACATCAAAAAAAGACCTGCAAAAGGTGGAGGTACTTGGGATTATGTAACAGGCGGTTACGTTCGTAAATGCCTAAACTTGATGTTTGGTTGGGATTGGTCTTTCGACATCCTAGATGAAAAAGTACTATTTGGCGAGGTGGTCGTAAAAGGTAGGCTTACCTGCAACATTGAGAAGGATGGCAAAATTAGAACTATTAACAAAGTTCAGTTTGGCAATAAAGACATTATGTATAAGAGGCAACCTGCAGCCGATGGAACTAAAATTCCTTTAAGCATTGGCAATGATTTTAAATCAGCCGCAACCGATTGTTTGAAGAAATGCGCTTCTGAACTTGGAATTGCTCAAGACATTTACAATAAAGAAGATTTTCGACCTGTTAAGGTTACTAATGATGCTGAAATTAAAGAGCAGCTTGAAAGCCTTTTTCAAGAGAAAAGAGAAGCGTTAACCGAAACAGAAATAACAGCAATAGAAGAAATCATCATTAATGAAGTTTCTGCTGAATACAAGAGAACCATTAACAACCTAAAAAGAAAATAAAAGATTTGTTATAAAAAAGGCGATTTGTATAATAATTGTACTATATTTGTTTCAGCAAAGAAGCTAAACAAAAACAAAACAAGATGACTTACGAAATAGCAAAAGAAATAGCAAACGGAAACACAGATTTATTAAACGTAACATTTGTAACTCTTGTAAAAATGGCGCAAGATTCAGGGATGAATATAACAGAAGCAAAAAGAGAAGCAAAAGCCTTATTAAATTGTATGGTTAACGCTTGGAATAAAGTAAATTAAAAAAAAGGGGGTGAAATTCCCCCATTTTATATAACTAAAACAAAGCAAAGTGAAAAAAAGAACAGGAACATTTTCAAGCAGCGCAATATACAAACTTGTAAAGAGCGGCAGAAGTAAAGACCAAAATTTTAGCGCAATCGGATTAACCTACATAAAAGAGAAATCCTACGAGGTCAGACTGGGGCAAAGTTTAGGCTCAGACCAAATCAGCAATTCAACAAGTTGGGGCAACGTGGTAGAGGCTTATGCCTACTCAAAAATTCCAAGCGATGCTTTAGAATCAAATGCACGAATAGCATCTAAAAATAGAGAGAAACATCCTTCTTTAATGTGGACTGGCGCAAGCGACTTCGAAAGCGATACTTTAGTTGGAGACATAAAATGTCCATTTACAAGAAAGTCTTTTTGTGAGCAGGTGGATATTTATGAAGAAGTAAGAAACGGCAACATAGAGGCTTTTAAATCTGCCAAACCAGAGTACTACTGGCAACTAGTATCGAACTGCATTTTAGCAAACAAAGACTTTGCAATGGCGGTTGTTTATTGTCCTAAAGAAGATGACGTTTTAGAGATATTAAGCGAATTAAATCTTCAGTACGATGCTAATGATTCGGAATCTTTAAACAAAGCGAAAGAAAAGCTTAAGTGGTTGACTTTAAAAGAAACGCCATACCTTAAAAATGATTGCGCTTATGCCGATAT